AATTATATTTATCTGCTATATTTCTATCTTGTTGTGATATTTCTTGAAAAAATATTATTCTATTTTCAGGAGGTATAATATCAAAAAGTCCATTTTCTTTATGACTTTTTAAAGTTTGTTCTAATATATCATGTCGCTTCCAACTTAAGTATCCTATCGTTATTTCGTTCATACATAAATACATATATTCTATAAACTTTAAAAATATATAATTATAACATATATTCAATTTCTTGAGAAATTTCCCCCTTATAAGAATTTTTAGTAAAACCATGAGATTTAATTTTATTAATCATATCCTTATCGTTATCACTATTAATATTTATTTTATCATCTATTTCTAATAACTCTTTTTTTAAATTATTTATTTCTTGTTCTGTATTTTCAACTAAATTTTTATAGTTATGTATAAAATATCTAATTTTATTATTTGATAAAAAATTTGTAAAATATTCATTTGAATAATACAACCATTCTAATTTATTATAATCACTATTTTTTTCATATTTATATTTATCCTTAAATAGATGCCAATAGTGTTGATATTGTACTTGATGAAGTCTATTAATCATATAAATTCTTGGACAAAAAATATAAAATACATTTAATTCTATTTTATTATCTTTACAATATCTGCTAATTAATTCTATTATCCACATATTATTTGGATTTTTAAATACTATAAAATTATTGATGAATCCACTATTCTCTAGAGCAATTTCGAATTTTGGTAAAAATTTGTTATAGTCATAATTTTTTATTAATTGAATTTCTTCCGGTATTATATTCATACCTCCTAATGCAGTATCAAGATTATCAAAAGATTCATTTAAATGATTTCCAATATGAAATCCAAAGTTTTTAAATATTTCAGCATATACTCTTGTTCCTGATGAACCCAATCCTGTTAAAATAATCATTTTTTTTGTCATATAATTAAAACTCATATTTAAAATATTCTATATCTTCCTTAAAGTTTTCTCTAACTAATTTTATACTTTCTTCATTATAATATTCTCTATAACATTTATGATTTGTTGAATTATTTTTTGTAATTATATCTGTATATCCGTATTTATTAAATAAATCACTTAATTCAGTGTTTATATTTTCAAATTTTATAATTTTATCAGCTATTATATTATTATTTTCATCCATTACCCATCTTAATGAACTACCAAAATGGTAGTTTACAACATCAACACAATGCGTATTTTTTTCATTTTTATATTCATCTGAATAAATATATTTAATCCAGTTATTAAAATCTAAGTCCCATTGTTTTATATTACCAAAATCAAGTTCTTTTTTGGACTTTCTAAAGAAATATGTAGATACCATTCTATCCCAGGGATTTCTTACTATACAAAATTTTAAACATTCATTAAATAATTCATCATTATTAATTAATTTTTTTAACATAATTAATGAATAATGTTTATCACAAAATTCTAAATTATCTAATTCTTCCATTATTTTATGCACAGTACATCCTCCATTTTTTGCTATATGGCAAAATAATAATTTTTGATTTCTCAATAGTCCCATTATTAATATATATACATTATTAATAATTTTCAATAAATTCGAATAAAATCTCTTATATATTATGTCACATTTATTCATATTTTTTAAATTTTATTTTAACTCTTGTATTAATTTAGAAATTTGTAACTTAAAATCATCATAATTATCTTTATTTACTTCAGATATTTGTAACTTAAAATCATCATAATTATCTTTATTTACATTAATATTATTTAAATGAATATATATATATATAATATTATACTATGAATATATTATTATATGGTAACTGTCAATTATGGGGTATTAAAGCAGTTATGTTTAATGGGTCAAATACAGATTATAATGTAGAATATTTAGATTGTTTTTTGCAAGATAATGATGAAATGTTTATGATTAATAAATATAAAAATGCTGATGTTATTATAACTCAACCAATTAATGATAATTACAGAGATAAACACTATTTATCTACAAGTTATATAATCAAAAATTGCAAAAATACATGTAAAATAATAATAATTGATTCTTTATACTTTAGTTTTTATTACTGTGATTTAACGTACACATTTTTTAAAAATGAAATGTTACCTGTTCCAGAACATTATCATCATCAATATATAATAGATTGTTATAAAAATAATGTTTCAGTAAATGATTGTATTAATCAATACATAAACAATATAGATTTATTATCTAAAAAAGAATTAGAAAATAAAGCTGATGATAGCATTAAAGAGCTCAAAAATAGATATGAAGAAAATAAAATTAAATATAATCAAGAAAATGTATATTTTGTATATACTGGAAATTACATTAGAGATAATTATAAGGATAAATTATTATTTTATAGCATGAATCACCCTACTTATCATCTTTTAAAATTTGTAAGTGAACAAATAGTTTCTATTTTAGAATTTAAAAACATAAATTATACATTTTATGAAATAGATAATGCAAAATGTATTATTTATAAATGTATTCAAAAAGTTGTTAATTTTAATATCGAAGAATGTCAATTAAAAATTCAAGATAGACATAGTGGGGAAATAAAAAGTACAATAGAAGATATATGTAAATTATATTACGATACATATGATAGAATTAATTTTGTATAAAATATTTTATACAACCATATAAAGATATATTGTTGATTAATATATAAATGTGGTGTAAAATTATTATTTTGACTGGATTTTTGATTAGCTCTTTAACAACTGCTGCTAGTGATTATAAAGCAGTTGATGAATTAGATTTGACCAAATATGTTGGAAAGTGGTATGAAGTATACCAAGATAGATTTAATAAACTATTTCAAGGCAATGGAAGATGTTCAACTGCTGAATATGCAATTGTTGATGAAAATAATGTTTCTGTTTATAATCAGCAAATAAACAGTAAAAATGAATTAGATAGTATTAAAGGTAGTGCATATTATAAAAATGATGATTGTTGTGGTTATTTAACAGTTCAATTAGAAGGTACTCCTGAAGCACCTTATTGGGTATTGGAATTAGGTCCAGTTGTTGATGATTATTACGATTATTCCATTGTATCTGATAATATGGGATTGTCTTTATTTGTATTAACTAGAGATGTTGACCGTTTTTATAAATTATATGATGAACAAGTATTAGAATCATTAAATAACCTGGGATTTAATGGATTTTTAAATAGTCCATTGGTAATGAATCAAACGGATTGTGCAGTTTAATTATTATATGTTATTTATTTAATATATAATAATTTTAACGTGTTCTCTTGGTAGATTTTTTTGCTTTTCTTGATTTTCTTACGCGTTTAGTTTTTTTCCTTTTTTGTGATTTCTTTTTTCCTCCTGTTTTTTTAAAAAAGCTTGAAAATAATGATGATGTTGTAGGTTTTTTTCCTTTAATTTCTACAGGCTCATCTCTGTATGACATTTCTTCAAAATTAGTTGTGGTAGGATTTTCCTGTTTCATGTTTCTTAAATAATAATCATAACCTATTAATAAATCTTGTTTTTGTTTTTCATTTCCATTATTCCATTTTTTTATAAATAAATCGGGGTTGAATAATATGCAAAGGTCTTTTTTTAAATATTCTTTGAAATTTTCATCTGATAAGCTAGCATAATCTTGATTTAACAAACTTTTTTTACCTTCATCTAATTCTTCAAATTCTCGAAATGACATAATAATTATATATTAATAAAATATTATTTTTAATTACATGGTAGAACAAAATTAAAGTTTCATATTTTTTCTTGTATTTTTGAAACGAACTTTTCTTTTTTTCTTGGAATTATTTCCTCCTTTCATTTTTTTATTTTCTTCAGCTTCTTCTTCTTGCTTTGCTTCCACTATTGCGTTGTCTTTTCTAACTGCAGCATTATGGTCTTTATTGTCAATAGTATTACCATATTGTGCAGTAAGGTCTTCATTTTGTTCAATGGCTTCATTCATTGATTCTTTAATAATTTTTTGTATATCTTTTAATGCATCCATTAAATTTGTTTTTTGTTCTGATGCTTCAGAATTTACACCTAAGCTTTCAGATATTTCACTATATGCAGACGCTAAGTCACTATAATATTTCATAACACCTTGACCTACATTCGCAGATGATTTACTCATACTTACAACATTTTCTAATATAATATATCCATCTCCTAGTATTGGTACTAATTTAAAAGCATCTTCAAGACTTCCCATTGCTTGTTGAAACATTACTGTTAAAGAATGTAATCCTATAATAACTGCTCTTTCACCAACTTTCATAAACGGTTCTTGTGCCTCTTCCATAAATACAGAAACTAATTCTCCTAATGCACTTGATGCTCTTCCAAATGCTTCCTTTGTTTTTTCATCTTTTACTACAGATTGTACTTTATTCAAGGTCTCAGTTAATTCACCTATAGCTTCATCTTTATCAAGAGATGATAAATCATCTGTATTTAATGCTAATTTGGCAATATAATCAATTATTTTTTTTACACCAATACTTCCAAATATTAATCCTAAATTATAAGTTGATGTAAATAATCTTTTAAATGAGTGTTGTGTTTCATCTTGCATAGTAAGTTTATCTGGTTCTTCTCCCTCTAATGGCAATACTTTATCACCAGACCCTTGCTTACCTTTACGAAAATTATTTAATGCTGCTATTCCAGATTTTACATAATTATCGTATCCTGTATTCGATTTATTTGCATAATTATCATATTCACTTGCACCAGTTAATGACTTTTCAGGTCCAATCATTTTACTTGATGGAGCACTAATTGTATCGTTCTTCAATTCTTTATTTTCGTCACTCATATATACTATATAATCTAGAGGTTTTTTTCTACTGATTTATTTTTTATTTGGTTTAAAAAATCTTGAATATTCATTTTTTTAGTTTTTATTTCAGGCTTTTTATAAAAAGAAAATTCTCTTATTTTACCAATATATAAATATTTATTTTGTAGCAATGGTTCATCATCATCTATTTTCGTAATATTATTTTTATTGTATTTTTTAAAGTTTGCATAAACACTTTTTTTCTTCTTTGCACCATCTTTTTCTTCTTTTTTTGAATTAAAATATATATCCTGTTTTTCTTTACTAAAAATTTTATAAATTGATTTACAGTCAAACATCATTACATATTTTTGAGCTATTGATTCTAAAAACCCAAAAGATATATTTCTATCGCAAAAATATTTAAATTGTTCATCTTCGTAATACATAATTACATTACCAATTGGTGTATACTCAAATAATTTTGTATTTTTTAAAGACTCAATTCTTTCTTCTGATAAATCTCTACTTTCAAATTCATCAAAATCATCTTTATATTTTGTCAAATATAATATTAATGGATCTGTTATCTGTTTTTCATCTGATTTTAATGGTAAAAAGCATATATAAGTTACAATTAATGACGAAATACCTATTCCAGTTAAAATAGATAAAAAAAATTGTAAGTATTCATAGAACATTATTATTATATTTATACTAATTTTAATTTAAGTTTTAACTAATTTTCATATTTATGATGTTTTTTTTTCATTAATTCTTTTTTGTATTCCATTAATACTTCAATTTCATCTTGCATATTTACTACTTCAATGCGTTGATATTTTTTTTTATCGGGGTGCAAACACACCAAATACATATCTGTTATTTTCTTGTCATATTTGCTTTCTAATATTGCCTTATATGTATTTAATTGTAAACAATAATGCCAATAATTTGTATCAGGAACATGGTCAATACATTCAGTTTTTGCATATGTATTCCATCCATTCGTTTTTTTAATATCTTTACATCGCTTCCAATCATAAATTTGCAATGTACCATCTTCATTTTCAAATATCATATCAATAGAACCAGCAAGTCGCCAGTCTTCATGAAATACAGTCCATTCTGTACGATATGGACGGCTATTTAATTCTGGATAATCTTCTAAAAACTTTTCAAAATATTGATATTCAATACTGTCATTTTTATTTGGACATTGATTATAATAACATTCTATATCGTAGTGCATTTTTGTTCCTGCATCTGCTGCTTCATCACGATTCTTATCCCATGATTTTTTAATTTCTTCTTTGGTCATTCCATAATATTTATTTTCTTTCCATTTTTTGGATTTCATCATGTTGTCAATAATTTTGTCACTGTCAAAGTTCTCAAAATGAGAATGATTCCAGGTTGTCACTGAAGTAAATCCACTATCTCCATCAATCGTATATACGTGGGTAGGTTCATCAAATAGTATTCTATCGTCCCGAGGATGCTTATTTTTATTTGCCAAATAAGTCAAAGTATTCATTATTATTATTATTTGTTATTTATAAAATTAATATATTCAATTTTATAAATATTAATTAACTCCACATTCTCATTATAAATGCTAATACATAATATGGAGGTTTATTATCGAAGCGTGTTGATTTACCAGTATCATTTGTTGAATTTACATTTGCACTTTCATTGGTTGTACTTTGTGGAGATATAGCTGGTGACTCTGCATTAGTTGTAACTGTTCCTCCTAAATCACTTGTATTATTTACTTTTAATGAAACGAAATCTACGACACCAGCGTTAGGTTGTTCTGTTACATTATTCCAAGTTTTAACACCAATAGCAAGTGCAGAGTTGTTTGAACCTTGTGCAACGGTTTGAACTGAACGTAATGTAAATAAGGAAGATGATGTTGGGTCACCTTCCCCAATTGCTATTGGATTTGTACCAGTTAGTGATTGGTTTGCTTGAGTTGGTCCTGCTTCAATACCATAAGCTTCGATATATCCTCCCAAATTGAATTGATTTAGATTTAATGTATGACTGTGTTGTTGAGCATTAATTTTATGACTATGATTTATATCACTAATTGTATGATTATGTAATGCTAGTTGGTCTACTGTTAATCCAACAGAAGAAAATCCACCGGTTCTATTTACTGCATCTTCAACTACCCTTGAAGTACCTTTAATTTCGTTACTTCTAAAGCTATCTGTTTGTCCAGATTGAGATGTATCGAGTGAAATTGTTGCTCCTTGTGTTGCACCCATAATAAATCTTCCTCTTAAATCAGGTGTTTGATTTGCTCCATTACATAATGCCCATCCAGTTGGTATTTCTGTTTCAGAACCTGACCACATAATAATACCTCCTCTTGGTACTATACCACCACCGTCTATATCGGTTGCTTTAAGTACACCATCAACTTGTAAGTCTTTTTTAATGGCTACTTTATCAATGTTTTCTGTAAATATTACTTTACTAGAACGCCCAGTGATTTCTATACCATTATATCTACCTTCTGCGTTATCATTTAAATCACTAGCAATCGTTATTTTACCAGATGTATCTTTATCACTAAAATATACACATTCATCTTTTATTACACTGTGTTTACCTGTTAAAGCTCCTTGAAGCATTATATCACTATTAAATGTTGCATCTCCTCCATTACAATTGAAACCATTACTAAATTGAGCAATATCATCTACAGATAGATTTCCTGAGATATAGGTATTTCCTGTTTCTTTTTTAACCTCAAAAACTGGTTCAGTAGTACTGTTAGTTGGATACATAGCAATGCCACCATTTGGTTTAAATAAATCTATAAAAATAAGTGAATTTGTTTGAACGGTATTTGCATTAATTGTTCCTCCTATATCCATATCATTGTTTACTTGTAAAAATCCATTTACTGTTAATAGTGGATTGTTTTTATTACTCGTATTATTATTTTTCTTTCCAAATGTAGAATATCCACCTAACCCTATTATACAATCACTATCATTAATATTAATTCCAGAGTTAGGATTACAAATTCCATTTACAACTAATGTTTCTAGAGTAGTATTATTTTCTACTTTTAAATCATTAGTAATTGTAGTTAAATTATTATCAATATCAACAATAAATTTGTCAATTATATTGATTCCATATTCAGGATATAAAACTTTTTCTATATTTAATGTTCCACTAATTACACTATCTCCATTTACATGTAATCGTTTTTCAGGAGCATTAATACCTATACCTACACATAAATTTTCATCATTACTATCACCTAATATTATTGAATTTGATTTTCCTATTTTCGCGTTATATCCAATTGCTGTTGAATATTGCCAATTACCTTTTTCATCAATATCAGTATATGCACCAATAGCTGTATTTCCAGTTCCGTATACATCTTTACTCAATGACATATGTCCTATAGATGTAGAATAACTATCTGTAAATTTTCTTAAAGCATCTTTACCAATTGCAATATTTCCTTCTTTACAGTCAAATTCATAAAGAGCTTCATCACCTATTACAATATTATTATTGCCAGTTTCAACATTATATGCACAATGATATCCAATACCAATATTTTTATATCCTGTTTTTAATAAATAAAATGGGCTTTGTCCTAATGCAATATTATGTTCATATTTTAATGGAATATCAGGATTAATTTTATTTGTTGAAATTAATACATTTGATTTTTCATCTCTTATTTTTTGATGACCAAATACATCTAACTGTGATTCAGGATTATTATTATTTATTCCAACAAATCCTTTACTAGCATAAAAACTGCAGTTATTATTATCTATTTCACATATTTCAAACCCTTCTTTATAATTGAATAAAAACATGCCATATGAATTTGTAAAAATCATATCATTATTTCTCAAATACTCTGTACTATGACCACCAAAATCATTTTCAAATAAAATACCACCTTCATAAACATCCATATTGGTTACTTCTTTGTCTTCATTATTTTTACTAATAGGATGATGATTACCACTTATACGTATTATATCGCTATATTCATCTGTAACAATTTCTAATGGATGGTTCGATAAATCTTCTATTTGTCCGATACCAATTTTATCCTGGATATCTAAAATTTCAGCTGTAAACGTATTTTCATATGACCCAAGCTTCAATACATCCATACAATTTGTATTTTCATCAATATATTTTCCATCATAACCATAACATAATATTGTTGAATCACTACTTACACCAATTGATAATCCAGGTAAAGTGTAATCACTTTCAACATATTTTTTGGTAAATCTCAACCAACTTGTAGTTGAATCATAATGATATGTAGATATAGAACCATAAATATTTGTATCTCCAGAACTTGATATTGATAAATATTCACCAGAACCATTCAATTTTACCTGTGAACCAAATCTTTCGTTACTAGAATCACCAATCAATTCTCCTATAATATTAATTATACTAGAATTTTCTTTATTTTTATTCAAAGATTCTGCTACAGATTCTTCAACCATTGTAAAATCGATATCATAAATTGCAGCTAATCCAATATTTTCATCATTATTCTTATTATAGTTAGATGATCCCACAGCCAAAACAGTACCCAAGCTATTACTTGATACACTACAACCGAATAATTGTCCTTCTTGCGGATCTGGTGAATTTATTTTTACAAAATAATTTTCGTCAAATTCTAATATATTTTTATCTTTATTCAATCGCTTTGTATAAATATATGCACATCCACTATTTACATCCTGAGACATGGAATTACAAGATCCAACTAAGATTATTTTACCTTCACGTGTAATATCAATACTACAGCCAAAGTTATTTGTATTTATCTCACTTTCAAATATACCATCTTTATTTTCTTCTAGTTTTAACTCATGAATTTTTTCTACACTTATACTCAGGTCATCATTTAACAATATATAATAAATATAATTGATATTTTTACCTGCTACAACCATATGTTTACCATTTTTTGATATTTTACATTTACTACCAATATAACTATTTTTATCTGTTCCATAAAAATGAAATATTTCTTGCCACCTTCCATTTTTCCAATTATATAAAGTTACTTTACCACAATAATCTAAATCGTCCTTACAAGAATAAGGAGATCCTATTAATAAATTATGACCTTTAGCAGATACAGAAATGCTTTCACCAAATCGTTCTCCTATACTAGTATTATTAGAATCAACATTTTTTATATCTCCTATTAATGTATTTCCCATTATAATCCATTTTAATCCAGACCAAAAATAAGCAGTTACACTTCCAATATCTTCGTATAAATCAGTTGAATTTGTTTCTGTGTTAGAAATATGAACTACGGATTTATTACATCCACATAAAATTATACTTCCATTATTATTACAGTCTACTGCGTATTTACTTGTTGTTGTATTTGTTATTTTATAATCTAAATTATTCAATAAAAATGGTTCACTATCCTTTGACCGTTTTCCCATTTTTCTCCATATACCATTTGTTTTAGAACCTAATTCTGTTGCAGCAAATGATTGCTTTGAACCATCACCAAAGGATAAAGAACCACCAATATCTAATATAGATTGAGGCTCCATAATCGATATACCTACAGCACCCTGAATTAACATTCCATTTACGCTAGGTTGATGTGTCACTATATTTGATATTTCATTACCTATTGCACATGAACCAGAAACACGCAATGTATTATTAGTAGAAGAAGGAAATACTGTTGTTCCTATACCTACATTTTCTTCAACAATTAAACTATTTTTAGGTACTTTGGTACAATTTATTACATAATTTTCACCAACACAAAGATTACCATTTATATCTAGACTATTTTGAGGGGTTGTTGTTCCCATACCAATATTTGAACGTGTTGTACTAATAGGCTTTATAGAAATATCGGAATATTGTTTATAATTATCGTAGATTTTACCTATTGTTAAAAAATCATACTGATAATTGTCATTTTCAATATATTCATCTATTTGTGTAATTCCATATGTTGTTGTTGGTCTTGAAGACCTGGTATTGTCAAAAATTACATAATTTTGATTATATTCTGTTATATTACCTCTATTTTGATAATCTATTTGCTGATTTGAATTTAATCTAAGACCAGCACCAATATATGCCTTTTCTAATATTTGATAATTATTCATAACCACTGAATTCATTTTCATTTCACCATTTAAAAATAATCTTCCATTTATTGTTACATCATTTTCAATATAAGCATGATCTTCTATTCTTAAATTTCCTTTTATATATGTACTTCCATCTAAATTGATATCAACTGGTCCTGTTATAGTACCAAAATCCATATTTGATGAAAATAAATCTGAACCAATACCAAATTTACTATCGTATCTTTCTACAATCCCAATTTTTAATAAATATTTTATAAATTTTGATTGTAAAATGTTATCTTCTATACTATTTATTGATTGTTGATAATTAGAATCTGCTTCTGGACCATAAACCGCTGTTCTTTGACTCGTTGAATCATTACCTGGTGTAATACTATTATCTGAACTTTCGTATTGTAATATAATTTCTTGTTCTTGCATCATTTCCATTGAAAAATTTGAATTAGACAATAAAAATGCTCTAATACTAATAGTTGCGCCAGAACCGTTTACTTTTATGTAAACATCATCAGTTCCATCTTCACATCTATATATACATAAATTATATATATCACCCGAACTAGATAATCCAACACCACCACAATTCGATGATTTAAAAATTACTGAATGTGTATTACCATCATTGTCTACTTCTGAAATAATTGAATTATTACATATGACATATGTATCTGTTCCTATTCCTGTTGTACCTTTTAATTCTCCACCAAAAACTTCAACTTTTAATTTACTATTATTATTTGTACTACCAACTTCTGAATAATCATATGCTACTCCCAACTTACCACAGAAATAATATCCATTCATAACTAATTTAGAAAAAGCTCCTGTATTTAAATTAACAATACCATTACCCATAACACCTGAACCGTAACCTGCTAATAGTTGACCATGAACATCTAACTTAGTTCTAGGATATAAATTATTTATTCCAATATTACCGTCATTATTAATTATCATTCTTATGTTTTCTTCGTAACGGTCCTCAGGTACATTTATAGTAAAATTTTTATCATACGTATCAAATAATATAGTCGAAGACTTTAGACGAATTCTATCAAAATTTTCTGAACCTTTATAAATAAATAATTCTTTCTTAGTCAACTGCGAACTGTCATCAATATATTCAGTTAAATACTCACTTCTAAAATATTTTTCTTCCATTGATGTTCTGGGAACTTGCTCAACGGATAGTGAATAATCATTATCTAAATCTAAGCCACCATACCATATAGCATTAATTTGTTCTGTTTCTCCTGTGTTATTGCCTATTCTTAACGTATTTGAACCTACATGTAATGATGTATTATTACTGTTTATTTTTAATGTTTCAATATTGGTAAAATTACTTAGGTTACTATGAATATTATTTGTAAATTTTGAATAATCTATACCTCCAACTTTCTTCCAAGACATACTCTATTAATTACTGTCTAGATATTAAACCATTTATTTTTTAATTAATTTAATATTTTTATTTAATAATGGTATATAATATTGATTTTTCTTTTGATACTAGTCAAGTGAATTTAACAGCAGTACAAAATAATTTACTTGATGTTGCGTTTAAGTATGAAGCACATAATTATTATTTTTCATTTGAAGAAAATTTAAAAAAAAATAATTTAAAAATTATCTGCATTTTTCATTTAGTATTTTCAGAAGACGAATTAAAAAATATGATAAGATGTACAAATGAAATAAGAAATATCTCTAAAATATACCTTGATTGTATTTATGAAGAAAATCATTGTTTTCGTTTAATTTATGCTTCTAAATATTATTTATCATCTATTGAAAAAGATTCTGTATCAAATTATAAAAAATTTCATAGAGAAAGGAGTTATTCTGAAAATGATTACAATATATTACATGCAATACAACATATAAAACAAAATATTAATAGAACAATAAGTCAAAATGATATAAATGCAAATATGAGTTACGACGAGTATTTAAAAAGATTAGGTTGATTTTCGTCTTGTATACTTTCCTTTACTACTCTTCTTTCTATCTTTTTTTGTCTTTCTTCGTTGTATTGATATACTGTCATTTTTTTTTCTTTTTTTTAATATTCTTTTAAATTCAGCACTTAATGGATCCAGATTTCTCTTGATTTTACTTATGTCGCTGTCTTCTTTTCTTAAAGAATTTCGAAGTAAAAATCCAAAATCATTTAAATTTAAATTTCTAATTTTGGCTTCTTCTCCATTATTGTAATAATTTAAATTCATTTTTTTTCCATCTTGTGAGTAACCTTCCCATGATGTTTGACTGACTACATTTCCATCTACATTTATCTGGTTGGAACCCATAGAAAATAATTCATATTTGTTTGTACTCATATATAATCTATAAGGATTATTTAAATTAAATTTGAATTTTTTCTATTATTTCTTCTTTAATTTTCAATAAATATTTATTTTTATTGCTTTTATTACATATATTTTGAAGCCGCAAATGATATGATTTCTGAAAATATTCGTCTACTTTCATTTTATTAATATTTGTATTTTGCCATTCTAGAAAGGTATTCCATATTTTTGAAATGATTTTATTGATGTATTTTTCTATTTCATCACTTAATATTTCCGTTATAGTATTAGATATTATTGTATAAAAATTATTATTTATTTTATAAATAGGAATTTTTATTTTATGTCCTAAAAATTTGTGCAATGATTCATATAATCCGTATTCATCAAATAGTTTTAAATAATCATCATTAAACTCTAATTCATCAACCCATTTTTCTAAATCAATTAATTCTCTATTTTTATTTAGCCATTCAATTGGTGTTTCTTTTTGTTCTATTTCTTCAACCTTTTGTTCTATTTTTTCAACTTTTTCTCCTTTCTTTTTTGTTTTAGATGTTTTATATGTACTTGCACTTTTTATCTTTTGAAATTCGTCTTGCATTTTAACAAATTCATATTTTAATTCTTGTATAATATTTATTAAATCATTATAGGAGTATAACTGATTATTTTCTTCTATATTTATTTTTTGATTTTGTCTTGATGAATGAACCATTTCACATAATAATACATGTCTTTTATAATAACTAGTCCTTGAATATATTTTATTACAATAGACACATGTATGTCTTGGCATTTAATATAAATTCTATTTATATATAGGATTAATCAATTTTATTAAAAATATATTTAATATATATAATGAGTTCAATAGATAATGTTACTATATTGACTGATGCAATTAATGATACATCGAAAGGTAAATATATAAATACTGAAAATGATAATATAAATGAAGATTTACTTGGAAAAGCTGGTGTTCATGGTGGAAATATAATAAATGCACCTGCTACTTCAAAATACAGAGAAAGTTCTTATCTTGTTATCACAAATGAAGAAAAAATTCCAAGTATAATTTGTCCAATATTTCAAAATAATAGATTTTTCGACGATAAAACTAACGAAGATTGTTTTCATGAAGATTATGAAAGAAATCCAAGAGATTGTATGAAATGTATTAATAAAGACGATTATAAAAAAGACAATTTGAAAATAATTAATAAACAGGTTAGAATGGATAGTTCACATCAAACAAATATTTTATCAAGTAAAATGTATTTCAAAAAAAATAATAGCTGTGTTAAAAAAAATGTACCAACAAGAGGCAATTCAAGAAAATATTCTATAACATCACTAAGACCAGGATCATTAAGCGCGTGTGGACAAGGTGTTCATGTTAAACATGGTTCTTATGAACGTAGATTACTAGAATTAAAGAAAAAAAGTTTATATTCAAATTAAATAATATTTGTTTTAATATATAAATGAGTTCTAATATGGATGATATGAATATTAATTCACTAGAAATGGAATTGAGAAAACAGCGTGCCATAGAATCAGAAGTTCAAATGCTATTAAACCATAAGAAAAATAACAAACATGATAATATAAAATTTATCTTAAATGACCCTAATATACAAAATCACACTGAAATTGGATTTTTAAAAAATAAAATTAAAGAATTATACAAAGAAGTTTGTGATTTATCAAAGAATAATAGTGAATTAGTAGAAAATTTAAGTAGTCAATCTATGAAATCTTCGTCAGATGATTTTAATCAAAGCGAATTAATAGATATTATTAAAAAATTAAAATTGGAAAAAGAACAACACAAAAATAACGAATTAAATATTATTAAAAAATTTGAATTGGAAAAAGAAAAAATAAAAGAAAATTTAAAGCAAGAAATTAATGAAAAATTGAGAGAAGAACTTCAAAAAAAATCAAAAGAAGATTTAGATAAAATAATAAAAGAACATGAAGATGAAAAAATTAAATTTGAGAAAAAAACTATTGAAAAAATAGAAAAAGAAATATTTGAAAAATATAAATGTATTCAAGACCAAAATTTATTAAATCTTCAAACCAAAGAAGAAACAATACGTAAATTACAAACAGATATTCAAAATTTAAATATTGATAAAGATAAATCAAACATTAAAATTAATGTGCTTGAAAAAGAAAGTGTTGTTAATAAAACTAAAACAAATGAAGAATTAATAACAAAAATATTAATGAGAGAAAATAAAATAAAAGATAAAAAGCCAGTTTCTGAACCGGTTTCTAAACCTCTTTCTGAACCTGTTTCTCAACCTGTTTCTGAGCCTGTTTCAAAACCTCTTTCTGAACCTGTTTCTGAACCTGTTTCTAAACCTCTTTCTGAACCTGTTTCTGAACCTGTTTCTCAGTTTAAATCAAAAAATAAAACAATTATAATCAATAAATCAGAAAAATTTCTAAAAAAATCTTCAAACTCACTTACAAAACCACACACACTACCGAATAAAGTTTCTAATTTAACACAACATACAACTCTACCTGCAACTACTCCTACAAAACCTGCTACAACCTCAAATACTGTATCAAATACAAATTCTTCAAATACAATTACTATTCCAAGACCAAAAATAAAATTACATCCTCAATCAAAACTTGCTTTTAGATAATAAAAAAAATATATTTTATTTATAAATATTATAAGTATGAATAAAATATATATCAACTTTCAAACCAAGCAAAACGGAATACCTAGACCGGATAAAAATATAAATAATTTAGCACTAAATAAGGAGAAAAAACTACCTTTATCTAAGCCATCACTTTCCAATATGATTGCAAGAATTAAAGGAGTTAGAAAACAATGTGGAGCTTGTGGTAAATAATTAATTTGATAGTTTAATCGAAAATGACCAATCTATTTTTGATATATCAAGTACTCTTCCAAATTCATCAATTAAAGATATCTTTAATCTATGAATATCAACCGGTCCAGTATATTGCCTTTGTGTATTTACTAGTCTTTCTACTGTATAAAACTGACTACCACTATCAAATAATATTTTAGCTAATACATTTCCACCTAATGATATGTTTGTATCACATCCTTTTAATGTAATATCATCTACAACAAAATTATCAACTTTATTTGAATTAAAATCATCTACTACCAAATAAATATATTTAGCACTACTTAATTGTATTGGTACATCTGCCCTTATGGCAAACTTATTTAACAAATCCTCTTCTGATATATCAATATCTTGTTGAAGAATTTCATTTAGTTCTTTATCTTTTTTAAGTAATACTTTTGGAGTTCGAAAACCAAGCATCCATCCTAATTTACTTCTTAAATCTCTATTTTCACCAGAAATATTTGAAGTTTTTTGAAAATTTAATTCTACCTTACTTGGTATTTCATCTTGTGTCAATCCTGTTGTATCCAATATAAATACAACATGTTTTATTACACTAGCATTATTATCAAATTGTTTCAATAAAAATGAACAATTTTTAATCAAATTATTTTCATGATTTTGAAAATAATAGTTACATAATTTAATCAACATATCATAATTACTATAATCACTAAAATTATGGTCAAATAAATACATATTAGGTAAATTTATTATAAATTCATTATCATCTATTAATATCGTAAAACTAGAATTTTGATAATATTCTGACATAATACAGTAAACTTGTGGTATTTCAACTGAAATTAAATCCATTTTGGTTATATTTGTTACTGGTTGCGATAATGTGTATATAAAGTTGCTACTTTCTGTCTCGTTATAATCAGGTCTAAATCTAGTGTCGATTGTTATTATTTTTTCAACATGTAAATTCATACTTTTTGATGATGAAGACATATATAATGGATTAACTTGTGATGAAATTGGATTCACTGCAGTAGTTAATGTATTTATTGTTGATGGATTTGATTTATTTGATAAATTAATAATTAATTTATTTTTTACTTGTTCCAAAAAACTACAAGTTGCATTTTTTTCATCACTAGATTTGTTACTTTTTTGTATGTTATTTACCAGTATTTGATATTTTGAATTTATTTCTATGATATCATATAATTTATTTTCATCTATAGAAAGTAAACCTAACAATTCTTTATTGTTATAATGTTCTATATCTAAATCAAACATCATTCTTATAACTATATAATATATTTTTAATATAATATATAATAAAATATATTAAATAGTTATTACTATATTGTGTATATAATGAGCTCTATTACTCAATCAACAGTCCCTGTAAACCCTCCTGTTACTAGTGAATCTGTAGCAGAAAATAACACTAATGAAGAAGTTCCTCAACAAAGCCAAGTAAATATTTTGGATGTAGATGTATCTGATGAAAATGTTGCACTAAATCTTTTAGTTAATTTTGTAAATATTGCACAAAAACGTGGTGTTTACAGTTTACCAGAAGCATCTAAAATTTGGGAATGTGTTCGTAAATTTCAAAAAAAAACTGAATAATTTTGAAGATTTACCATAGCATATGCTAAAAATAAACCAAAAAAATATCCTGCAATAACTTGAATTGTTCTATGTGCTCGTTTTCGTACTCTAGCATATGCAACCAATAAAATTAAACTTTGTTTTACTAAACTATCAATAGAGGTAAAACTGCTATTATCATTTAATATTAAATAATATATGAAATAAGAAATCGCAAATGTATGCCCTGAAGGAAATCCAGAATTATTTCCTGAATAACCACCTGTATTTAAAGCACTCGTATCACGTGCACTATCAGGTCTTTTAAATATTTTTGGATTCCACCCTTTTGTCATTATTTTAATGAATTTTTGTATTACATAAGTAAGAAACAAACCAAATAAAATATATACATTATTCTCAGTAAATATAACAACTACACCATATACAAATGTTAAATTAACTACTAATGAAATAAAATCATAAATATGTTTTATTTTTATATACTCCATATATTACGTAATTATAATGTTTAAATAAAATTATTTAATTATAATGGATTTTAAATCAAAATATGGTGATGTATCTACACCGCAATATTTTGTCGAACAAATTCTGGATTTATTGCCAGAGGACGTATGGTATAATACTGATTTTACATGGCTTGATATAGGATGTGGAAATGGTATTTTTATTGAATGTATATATAATAGATTAATGAATTGCCTTTCTCAAGTAATAGAAAATGAAGAAGACAGAAAAAAACATATTATAAATAACATGTTATTTATGATTGAAATAAACTCTTATTATATTGATAATTTAAAAAAAAAATTTACAAATGAATCCAATATAATTAATCAAGATTTTATTACATACAATTTTAAAAATAAATTTGATATAATTATTGGTAATCCACCTTACAATAATAATGGACTTATAAAAGTACCAACAAAAGTTGACGATAAAAAAAAAGATGGTAAAGCAATATGGAAATCTTTTATTCGAAAATCATTTAACATACTAAATGAAAATGGTTATATTGCTATGTGTATACCAGCATTATGGATGAAACCTGATAAAGACATGATTTATCATTTGTTTTTTCAATATAATATATTAAAACTTATTACTTATGACAATAGTGAATCAAATAAAATATTTTCTTATAATGCTCAAACACCAGTATCGTGTTTATGTGTTCAGAATATGTTACATAAAGATATTCGCCAAAATATATTGATTTATGATAAATATATAAAAAAATCTTTTGTGAATTATAATCTAACTTTTTTGTGTCCTATTCCACTTGTATATATTCATATATTTAATATATTACAACCTTTTGTGAACAAATATGGTTCTTTGTCATCATTAATAATAAAAACAAGTATGCCATCTAAAAAAGCTATTCTTAGTAGCGAAAAAAATGATATAATGAAATACATAAATATTCATTCTTGTTTACTAAAAAATAAAACAGAACCGGAATTATTAATACAATATAGTAATATTCCTTTACAATATGCAAACATTAAGAAAATAGTACTAGCGCATAAAATGTATGGATTTCCTTTTAATGATAAAGAGGGTATTTACGGAATTTCAAATAGAGACAATTATGTAATTATTAATGAACATGCTAATAAATTATTATTTGATTTTCTCTCCACATCCTTTTGTAGAACTTTATTTAAAGCAACAAGATATAGAATGAAATACTTAGAAAAATATATATTTGAACTATTACCGAACATAACAAAAATACCTAATTTTCCGAGAGAAATAAATAATAATTCTCTCCATAATTTTTTTCATTTTGATTTTGATATAGAGTTAATAAATGATAAATATAATAGATTTGATTATGAAAAAAATTGATATATTTTATAAATTCTGAGAGAATTAATTATGGATTATTATATAACAGTAACTCGTTTTAATGAATCTACGTGGAGAGAACATTATTTGTATAAAGAAAAAACGAATAAATTAGTTTATAATTCTCCATGCAAAATTACTGAAAATATACCTGTAAATAGTAATGTTATTGTGTTAGAAATGCACAATGATGAAAATAGAATAAAGGGTATAGGACTAATTAAAAATTATATAAATCATAAGAAAAGTAATATATTTAGTGAAAAAAATTATAATCGATACACATATAATGTGTCTCAGCGAATTGACAGATACGATTTAATAGATTTTGATGAAAGTATAATGAAATTTTTCGATATAATATGTTTTAAAGGTTATAGACATTTAAAAAGGGGAAAAGGTATACAACGGATACCTAATTATATTATCCAGAAATGTAAATCAGTATTATATTTTCCGAAATATTTTGAATTATTATTTGATAAAAATAGTTAAATTATTATAAATATAATAAATATAAAAAATATATATGGATTTACCTAACATTTCTAATTTAAAAGATATGTCAATTGACCAAATTATGAAAATACAAGCAGATTTGCAAAGTTCCAATTCGGTTACTAATCAATCAAATAAAGATAGATTAAAATCTATGATAGCTAATAGTTCAAAAGCTAGATCAAAAGCTGTTTCAGACTCTGGTTCAAACATTGATTCAACAAGCAATTCAAGTAAGGTTGAATATATGCCAAAAAATCAATATGTACCAAAAGATGATTCAAAAACATTAGATATAAGTAATTTTACTATTGAAGATTTACTTAAATTATTTAAAATTAATGAAAGTATTGATGATTTAACTCTAAGCGTTGTTCAAAAAAAAACTGATACTTTTTTAAACAAAATATCAAATAAATCATCAAATAAAAATTTAAGAAAAAAAATAATAGATTCTCAAAAAAAATTAATTGCTTTTTTTACTGAAAAAGATGAAATGAATAACTTGTTCAATTATAATAGTGATGATGAGGATGATGAAGATGATGAGAATAATAAAAATAATGAAGATGATGATGAAGAAAATTATAATCAGTCATTAATTATTACTAGAAAAACAACAGATAAAGATACAGAATATATCAAGCCTGTAAAACAAGGTCAAATGAATCCTAATCTTAAAAATACAACTACTCATTCGTTAATTATTGATAGTCGTTTCAGACAATTTAGTTATAGTCCTAAAAATATACAGGAGTTAAATACTAACCCATTTATGATTGATTTAGACGATCCAATTAGTGATTTAATATCATTTAAATTATATTCAGTCCAAATACCTTTAGTATGGAATAATATATCATATACTAAAAAAAATAATGTTTTTTTTATTTCTGTGTACGATATTACTGATTTAACAGTTAATGAAACCCCACCTACAGATTACTTAAAAAGAGATATAAATGGTAAATTGGTGTTAAACACTGCTGCAGAATTAGTATGTAGAAATAAATATATCCCTGTTACTATTCCATCCAATTCTTATGAAACAATTGAATCAATTATTGAAGTAATTAATAACTCTATTGATGAAAGTATTGAATTATATAAAAAAGAAATTTTTCCAATTTGCAAGGCAGTAGCAGATACTGAAAATAATTCTGAAGAAAACAATTCTGGAGACAATTCCAACAATGTTACAATGAGTAATGATATAGATATAGACATCAAATTCAAATATAATCCAGTTAATAATATGGTAAATCTAGTTATTAAAAAAGGGTCCATTCGGTTTTTTTCTATTCACAATGATAGTAAATTTGATTTCACATTAGGATGGTTACTAGGATTCAGACATTTAACTTATGATACGAATATAACCCTAGCCAAGGAATATAATAAAGAATATTTATTTAATGAAGAAGAAAATACAATTACATATGAAGCGGAAGCTTTATATGATATAACAGACACAAAATTTGTTATGATTTATATTGATGATTTTCTTCAAAATCGTATTAATACTAATGTTCAATCGAGTGGTGATACTGCTACTGCAATACAAACAAGACCTATTCCATCAAATACTGATAATCCAACTGCAATTGATAGTACATTAGTGGATGATTATGTAAGTATATTAGGTGAAAAACCAACCAATGTGTCTAATGATTTATTAGTTTTACCTACTAAGCCTAGAAATTATACACGAGCAGAATTGTTTTCATTTTCTAAAACGTATTCATCTACAAATACACCCAATAATACTATTAAAAATGCTAGAATTTCTCCACCACTAACAAATAATGCATTTGCAGTTATTCCTTTAAAAGGAACTTCACCTAATTTAAAAGATAAAAATCGCTATCCATATGTTGATTTTAGCGGTTCACTTCAAACTCACAGTAGAAACTATTTTGGACCGGTAGACCTAAAACGATTGAAAGTATCTATTGTTGATGATAAAGGACAATTATTAGATTTTAAAGGTATTGATTGGTCTTTTGTTATTTTATACGAAAAATTATATCAATATTAATTTTATAAAAAATTGATTTATAATTTTTGTTTTAATAATAATATTAAAATAAAAATGGTTAAAAATTTTGGAGGTAATAAAAGTAAAAAACTAGCTCGCAAAGTTATTTCCGCACCAAGAGACAACAAATTAAGATTACCTGATTCAAATCAATCAGATGAACAATTTGCATGTGTATCTAAAATGTTAGGTAATGGTATGTGTCATGTTGTTTGCGCTGATCAAGCTACTAGATTATGTATTATTCGAAATAAATTTCGAGGAAGAAGTAAAAGAGATAATACATTAAAACCAGGTACTTACTTATTAATTGATGTAAGAAGTTGGGAATCGGTTGTGGCAGGAAAAATACAAAAATGTGATTTACTTGAAGTATATAATGAAGGTGAAAAATCAAGATTAGAAGATACAATTTCGTTTAATTGGAGTATCTTTAAAGGTATTGGAGTAAACAGTGAAATTAAATCACAAACAGAGGATGATGATATTTTTGAATTTGTTGAGGGAAAAGATATTGAAATGGAAAATGATATATTAAAAAATGCCAAAGAAACATTACAAGAAGATGAAAATATATTAGGCAATTATGATGATGAAATTGATATTGATGATATTTAAATTAATTATTTTATTATTAACTAATTTAAATTAAT